GGAATGGATTCAGACCTCACTCGGCTTCGAGCTAGCCGCACAAGAGGCCGTCTTTGGATCTCTGCTCACACGCCAAGAGCAGGACGCGGGAGTGCATCTGAAATACGACGAAGACGAGCTTTCCAGCGGAGACAAGGCCGCACGCTTTGCCGCTTATGCCGTGGGCCGTCAGAATGGCTTCCTCTCAGTCAATGAGATTCGCGAGGAAGAGGACTACGCGCCGATTCCTAACGGCGATGTCTATCTCGAACCTCTCAACATGGGCCAAGCCGGGGATGGAGCAACTGGCAACCCTGGAACGCAAACCACGCGCAAAAATATGATTCCACGTCTCGACCTATCATTTCTAAATGCGGGCTACAAGGCAAGCCTGCTCAATGTCCAAGCTCGCCAGTGCCTTGAGCGCAGGGAGCGCACCGCAACAAATATGGAGCGTGTCGCCAAGCATTGGGGTGACGCCGGACGGCTCAAGATCAAAGCAGAAGCGCCAGCCAACGAATTGCGCCTCTATGGCAGCATCGGTGAAAGCTGGTATTCTGAGAAATCAATCACTCTTGCCAGCGTCCAAAATTGGCTTGATACCCAAACGGGCGACATTGTTGTAAAGATTAACTCCCCCGGCGGTGATGTCTTTGAGGGTAACGGCATTAGGAACGCGCTGATTGCCTACGGCGCGAAAGGCCACGCGGTCAAGATCGTTATCGAAGCTCTGGCGGCATCCATCGCCACCGTGATTATGACAGCGGGAACCACCGTGGAAATGGCATCGAATGCCCTCATCATGGTTCACAACGCTTGGACCTACACCGCAGGGAATGCGGCTGACCTGCTCAAAGAAGCGGACGTTCTGAGCAAGATAGACGCGACCATTGTGCAAGCCTACCACGAGCGAACGGGTATCGCCAAAGACGAGCTTATCCCACTGCTTGCCGCTGAAACGTGGTTCAACGCTGACGAGGCCCTTGCATCCAAATTTATCGACATCGTGACGGGTGCCTCTGAAATCGCCCCCGAGGAAGAAGCGCCTCCTACGCCTCCGGAGAATCAGCCAACTCCCGACCCGTCCGCAAAGATCACCCCCGCCCAACAGGCAATACTCGACCGACTCACCAAGAAAAACGCTGCCTGGAAAAAGGTAGCATAACCAAACCAAACCAACCATGAAACCACGCTCGCTATTTGTTATTCTTCTCCTTTCCGGCTTCCGTGCCGAATTGGATTTCACCGCGCAACAGAAGACCGTTCGCGCATCCATTGACGCCCTGCTCCCCAAGGCGCTGAAAGACGGCAATCCCGACAATGAGGTTATTGCTCAGCTCGAAACACTCGAAAAGCAGGAAAAAGACCTTGAGCTTTGCGCCCGTCAAGCCGCCAAACAAAAGCACCTCAACGCCATCCCTGAACATGAGCGTTTCGCCGTCGAATTCGGCACCAGCAAAAGCCAGGAAAAAGACCTTTCCAAGTTCTCCATGCTCGAAGCGTGCCGGACCGCTAACGAGGAAGGCATTGTTAGTGGCATCCTCAAGGAAATGCAGGATGAGGCCCGCAAGGAAATGCAAGCGTCTGGCGTCATGGCAAATGTCAACGGGGTTGCTATTCCTCGCCTCGCTATCGAATTCGCCAAGCACCGCGCCGCGCTCAATCGTTACCAGAATGCCACCCAAAGCGTTACTGGAACGAATCTCGGCTCTCAGTTTGTCCAGACCGACGTTCGCGGTGATTTGACGCAAATGTCCAGTCTCATCGCCGCTCCCATCTTGGAACAAGCTGGCGCTTTCGTGTTGCGTGGACTGGTCGGGAACATCCTGATTCCCGTCATTGCTCCCGCTGGCACCATCACAACCAAGGCGGAAAACGCCAGCGCGAACGCCAGCGATCACGCAACCTCAAGCATCACTCTGACGCCTAAGCGTCTCCCGGTGTATGTGGACATCTCCGATCAACTCGTGATGCAGTCCAGCCCCGACGTGGAGGCTCTGATTCTGAAAATCCTCATGGAGCGGGTCAACTACACCAAGGATCAAAACTGCATCCACTCCACGGCGTCCACCACGCTTCCAAGCGGCATCGTGACTACTTCCGGCATCGGCTCTGTTGCTGGCGGGACTGACGGCCTTGCTCCTACCTGGGGCCACATGGTTGACCTTGAAACCGCTGTTGCGAACGCAAACGCAAACGGTAGCACCTACCTGACCAACAGCCGCGTGCGCGGAAAGCTCAAGCAGACCCTTGTAACCGCCACCTATGGCGACCGCATGGTTTGGGGGACTGACAATCAAGTCAACGGCTACCGCGCTCTGGTTTCCAATGTTGTTTCCAACACTCTCACCAAGGGAGGCTCCTCCGGTGTCTGCTCTGCGATCATCTTTGGTGATTTCAGTCAATACCTGATGGCCTACTGGGGTGGAATGTTGCTCGAAAAACCACGCGGCAAAACCGAGGCCATTACCGGCACTGGTTGCCTTGTCGTTACGGAATTCTTCGACGGCGCAGCACTCCAGCCCGCCGCGTTCTCCGCAATGCTTGACGCGCTGACCGCCTAATCCCTATGAAGATCACCTTCACACGGTCGGTATTGGTAGCGGGTGAACATCACGAAGAAGGCTCAACGGCTGAATTCGATGATTCCACAGTTGCTTACCTCATCGCTGCCGGGGCTGGTCAGGAAACCCCTGATTCGGCTCCGGCAGAGGAAGAAATTCCCCAAGGCGCTACTCCCAAGAAAAAAGGCAAATGATCGTTTCCTCTGCCGCTACCGTCCTGCCAACCACCTCTCTGGCCACGCTCCCAGAGATTAAGGCGGCTGGCAGGATTGATAGCGGTTACGAGGATGATCTTTTGTTGTGTTATCGGGCGGCGGCAGAGTTGACAATCGAGCATCTCTGTCGCCGCTCGCTTCGGGCGCAAACTTGGCGCGCTTATTATTCTGGTGTCACCGTTGGAACCCCTGAACCCCTGCCGCGCTCGCCTGTTGAAAGCGTCGTTATCTCCTACCGGGATTCTGCTACGACATGGGCGGTCGCGACTCCTACAACGCTTCTGGATTCAACTCCGGCGCTTTGGTATCCACCTTCCGACATCACGCCTCACGTTATGGCTGATGGCTCGCCAAACTGGAAGGCTGTCTCTGTATGCGGTGCTGACGCTCTGCCGGGGCCAATCAAAAACGCCATACTACTCCTTGCCTGCCACCTCTACGACCAGCGAAGCCCGATCATTGTTGGCACTATCGTTGCCGACGTTCCTTTCAGCATCCGCGCCCTCATCGCGCCTTACATCATTCCTTGGACCTAACCCATGGCTAACCCCGCTCGCATGACATCACGCCTCACCATTCAGCGCCTAGCGCAGACGGTGGCGGCTGGCGTTGTCGCGAACACATGGGGCGATGTCAAGACTTGCGCGGCAAAGATCGAATGGCAGGCCGCGACTGAATCCGTCGCCAGCGAGCAACTAACCGTTGCGCGCACCGTGGCGGGACATGTCCGCTACATGCCAGAGCTTGCCGACATCACAGAGCGCGACCGCATCTTGTGGAATGGCCTCACGTTCTCAATAAACGCATGGCTCCCGTATCCGGCGACCCGCTCGGACATTATCAACTTCACAGCCACCGCCTGTCCATGAGTGCCGTCAAAGGATACCCACAACTCGCGGTTCAACTCTCCAAGTTCCAAGCCGGAATCTTGAAGAAAGCGTTTCGGAATACCCTGAATCAAGCCGGGACTCCAATCTTGCAGGCAGCGCGCCGGGAATGTCCTGTTGGTGACAGTGGCGCACTCAAGAAAGCACTCCGCAAGCGTCCGTGGTTCAACTTCCCCAAAGCTCGCGCCGGGGTGATTGTCAGCGTCTCGCAAACGAGCAAGAAAGCCAACCCTGCCCACCCACAGGAAGGCAAGGCCGCGCCAAGCCCTCGTTGGTATATCCCAAGGAATTACCTGCATCTTGTCGTCTACGGGACCGCAGCACACGCCATCCGTGGAGGGGCGCGCAAGGCTCGGATCATTACCCGAATGATTAAGGGCAAGATTCGCACCTATAAGCAAAAGGCCACCAAGCAGGAGGGTCAAATTCACCCTGGCGCAAAGCCGAATCCATTTCTTGAGCGCGCCTTGCGTTCCAGCAAATCCGCCTCGCTCGCCATTCTTCGCGATGGGCTTGCCGCCTCGCTCGAAAAACAAATTGCAAAAGCAAACGCCAAAAAAGCCACCGTATGAATTCCCCTCTTAATAAAATGCTGACTGACCTCGTGGCTTGGCTCAACTCTGCCGCTGGTATCGACGCCCGCCCCGCCCTGCATACGCTGGTTGGTTCCATCACCCTTGACGAAGCGCCACAGGGACCGCTGCCTTACGTCGTCATTGACGTTACCGGAGGCGACCGCAACGAAGACGTTCAGGAACACGGCTTGGCGAAACAAACCATGTGGGAGCACACCGTTCAACTCAACTGCGACGCGCTCACAGGCTCGGAATCTCGCGAGATTGCCGCTGCCGTGGAATCCGCAATGGATCGCTGTCCTCAATTCTCAGGCGGTCAAGGCACCATTTTCCAAGTCGCCCGCTACGTCGGGGAATTCTCGCAGTCCAATCAAAACGCCACCGAGGGACTGCCTCAATCCGCCGAAACCGTTTACCGACATTCTCTCTCGTTCAACATCCTCTATCATCAATCCTAACAATCCAAAAATATGGCTCTCCATTCTAAAAAAGGCCCCGGTTGCCAAGTTCATTTCAAACTTCCCGCTGATTCCACATGGCGCTTGCTTCACGGCTTGACTTCCGTGGACATTCCCACAGGCGAACCCGACGAGGTTGATTTCACCAATCATCTGACGTTCAACAACATCAAGGAAAAGGAACACGGACTGATCGACGCAGGGAGCCTTGTCCTTGGGGTGCAACTCAACCTCAACAAGCAGGCCAGCGCGCCAACGGGTGAAGACCCTCTTAACGAATTGCAAGCCGACCTCCTAGCAAGCGTTGGCTCCAATGTCGTTTGGGATGTTCGCATCGCCCTTCCAAAGGTTGGAACCGCTCTCAGCGCCTACACCGCTACACCCCCGACGGATCGCCCGTATTTCACCGGAACCGTGATTATTACCTCCTTCCCGGTCACGGTCCCGACCTCGGACTTGCTGGAAACGGAAATCACCTGTCTGGCGAAAACCAAGTTCGCCCTCACCCGTGTAGCTTAACCCAAATACGAACATGAGAACCCCCGATTTTCGTATTTCCTACGCCAAGATTCGCGAGCTTCACAAGTCCCACGGAATCAACCTACTGGCTACCATTGACCGCGATAAGCTGACCGATCCTGATTTCTGCCACACAATCCTTGCCTGCGTTCTAGGTGAGGATGAAGCGACAGCTTACGAGGAAACGCACAGCTTTGAACAGACGATGCGCGACATCTTCCGCCCTACGGTGTCGCTTCCCGGCGAAGTCGATTACGAGGAGCCAACCGGAGGCGAGGCACCGGAAGCCGAAGCACCAAAAAGCGCCTGAATCATGCAACTTTCACCAGAGTTTCGCAATCCAGGCAGCACGCGCAGAGAGATGCGGCTTGCCGCTCGCTCTATTCCTGGAGCTTACACCTGCGGAGGTTGCAAGCGTGTTGGACGATGCAATTGCCGAATGGGCTACGAAGGAAAAGCCAGCGAATCAACGGACGGCGGAAATGCTCGCCATGACTGCAAACTGCCACCGGAAGAAAGGGCAACGCCCGTTCAAGGCGGCTGATTTTTTACCCAAACAACAACGCGAAGAGACGCACGAGGAAGAATACAACCGCCTCATGCTTCAATTTTCGCGCCTCACCTAACAGATGTCACAAGGCCCACTAGTAGTCGGAGTAACCGCGGACGCGCAAGGGTTTGCGAACTCCGCTATGCAGGCATTGCAGGCCCAGCAACCGCAACTCAAGCAAGCTGGTCTGACCTCTGGCGTGGCAATCGGAACCGCCATCGGGCAAGGCATCACATCTGCAATAAGCGGGGCCATCAACCTTGTGCAAGGCGCGATTAGTGGCCTCGCCGGCTTGGTGCAAAGCGGCATCGGCATCGGTGACATGCTCTCAGATACAGCACTCAAGCTCGGTGTATCAGCCACATCCCTGCAACTTTATGGAGAGGTTGCAAAGCAGGTCGGGGTTGATACCGAGTCGCTTCAAACCTCATTCTCTAAACTCAATATCAAGGTTGGCGAGGCTCTCGCAGGAAATGACGCGGCAATCCAGAGCTTCAAAGGACTGGGAATTAGTGTTCAGCAATTGGCGGCGATGTCGCCAGAGCAGAGATTTAATCTTGTCGCTGATGCCATTGGGCGCATTCCTGACGTTGCAATGCGCGCCAGTCAATCTGTGGAACTGTTCGGCAAGGGAGGCGCGGCAATCGCCCAAAGCCTAGGGGACATTGGGAGCAAATCACGGGAGCTCGCACAGTATTGGGTTGAATTGGGCGGCGTGATAACAAATCAGCAGATCCAAGCGGCTGGAGGTATTCAGGATAAAATAGACCTCATGCACGACGGGCTTGATCGCTTCAAGATTCTTCTAACCGCTCAACTAACGCCATACCTTGAGGGGATGCTCAAGATTCTTGAGAAATCCGTCAAGGAAACGGGAGGGCTCGGTAATGCGGCTGAAAAAACAGCGTCAGGGTTTGGCGAGCTGGTTTCATTTACAGCCGCGCTAGGCCAATCACTCGTCGGCATAGTCCAGATAGGGTCGTCCATGGTTAAGCTGGCCGTCCTAACCGGAAAAACTTTCGGCAACATGTGGGAAATCTTTACGTCTGGAAGCAAAGGAGCATTTGCTTTCGTCGGATATAGCCTAGCAAACTTTGTAGCCACAGGGCTAAGCCAATTCAGGACACTGCAACAGTCAGTAGCTGAGACGGCAACATTCACGATTAACGCCGTCTTGCGGACGCTCGCGACTCCAATCAATTCGCTTTTGAAGACATTGGATGACCTGGGCCTCGGCGGGAGTTATACGAAATGGAAGGCACCGCAGCTTGATATGCCTACCGGAGGGCTGACGGCTGGCCCTACTGAGCAGTTTATGGCTAACATGGCGGCAGGTCTAAAAAAGACCTCTGACGATTCTGTAAAGGCGGCGGCTGATGCGATGGCCGCGCAAGGCAAGATCGGGCAGGATTTAATCAATGCCGCTCTACAATTCGGGGGCGGCTTCAACAATATCTCTGCCGCGATTACCGGAGGCTCTGGAAGCGTTGCAGCCGATCTTCAAGACGCCGTTAATAAGGCTCAATCCGATGTAATCAAGAACGCTGGCAAAAAGACGAACCAACAACTCATCGACGAAAGGAACGCATGGCAGGGCGCTGTTTCTGCTGGCGGATCATACCCTATAGGAAGCTCCTATTACCCGCCCATGGTTTCTACTCCTTCCACGGTTTCAAGCGGGATCGACCCTGTAAACGCAAGCGGTCCTCCGATCTCAATCCAACAGAACTTTCAGACAGGCGTCACTGCGCAGGATTTAAAGCAAGCCGCGCTCAAGATTAAGACAGAAACCATCAATGCCGTTCAGCAAAAGCACGCAGCGGGCGGAACCTTCCGAAACAACCTCAAATGCTAACCCTCTAAATTTATGCCCAACGCCTACAAAAGAATACGCCTCGCCTGCGATGTCCAGAATCCAACCCGATTCATCAATGAACTAACAGGGGTCGCGCCAGTCGCCTACCTTAGCGACGCCATCATGTTTGAAATCGCCCTGTTTCAAGATGGGGCGCTTTTGCAGGCAAGCGATCTTGATTCCGTCACGTTCTATCTGGACGACCCAACGAATCCAATTGCGGATTCCATCGCCACCTTTTCGCAGACCCTCACAGCGGCACAATGGAGAGCAGGAACGGCCTATTCTTTCGCGTTCGCGATTGAGACGGCAACAATGGCCTCGCTGACTGCCGGGACACCGCAAATCAGAATCAGGGTTTATGCCGACGATGGGCAAAACAGCGATTTCCTGCTGGCCAATCTCACCATTGCAGAGCTTGGGACGATCACGGTTACTCCCGCGCCTACCCCATCACCAAGTTACTACACGAAAGTGGAGGCAGACGCCCGCTACCCTGCAATTGCCGACTTTGCATTTGCTGAATCCGACATTGACGACTTGCAAGCCTTGCAGGTTGTCCACTACGATGCGCAGACTCTCAGCGGGGCGGAAAAGACGCAGGCAAGAACCAACATCGGGGCAGCGGCGGCAACGTCCACCCTTGAAGGCTTCACCGCTGGCGCGCTTGTCTTTGGCGATTACCAAGCCTGGAACTCCACGCTTTCCGCTGACCAGACCCTTACCGCCACAGGAACGCCGGGAGCCGGGATTCCCTACGTCGCCAATCTGATTCAGGACGCCACCGGGGGCCGTAACGTCACATGGCCTAGCGGTTTCATTGTCTCAAATGCGGCGGCAATCAATCCAAAGCCAGCGACAACAACGCCGTTTATCATCCGCAGCCGTCGCGTTGCTGCCGGGGCTTTCACGTCCACGGTTGAGCCTTACAACACGACAGACCCGCGTTGCGAGCCTGCATTCCGTTTTGACCTCCGGCAATACAACCGAGTCGCGCAATCATCCGGCATCACGTCGGCAACCGATACATTCAGTGGGCTTGTCACCACATTTAGCACGGTCAAAGCCTCCTACGTCGCAAGCGGTATCGGCACAAGGCCGGCGGCGGGAATGGCTGGGAACGGATACTATACAATGGGAGCGACAGGAACCACCGCGCCAATCGACGCCACTATTCCGGCAGGGATCACCGTCGCTTGTGTCTTTGACTCCCGCAGCGCAACGGATGCGCGCCTTGTCCACCTCGGGCCGCTCGGCTTGTCCATTGACCAGCGCGGTGGCAATCTCGAATTCGGGTCACAGTCCACCACAGCCAACAGGGTTGCGGTTGCATTCACCCCTAACGATTCCACGGCTACACTGGCAATCTTTACATTCCATGCAGGCGGCGGGGCGTCGGCGCTTCTCATCAAAAACGGGAACGCCATCAAGGTAAACTATGCGGCTGGCGCAGTCGCCGGAACCACTACAACCGAATGGCAGCTATTCCAAGCACAGGGCGGAACCGCTCGTTGGACGGGTCGCGTTGCTCACGTTGCGCTCTATGACCGCGCTCTTACCTGGGAGCAGACGCAGGCGCTAGCTGCCACCCTATGCGCTGATTTCTCAATCAACCAATGATAACCTTCCCCGTAACGCCGCCACCCTCTCCCGGTCCAAGGGCTGTCACTTGGAATCAACTCTCTGTGACCGCTGAATCTAGAAGCCCGTTCACTTTGAGACGGCAGATTTTCGCATGGCCGGGGCAACAGTTAGGCGCGGTGGTGGAAATGCCAATCATGCGGCGGGCTGACGCGCTCAAATGGCAGGCTTTTTTTGCCTCACTTCGGGGCCGTGAAGGGAAGTTCTTTTTCGGAGACGCCGCTAGATTCTGCAAACTGGATACCGTTCTCGGTATGCCGCAGACGGTGGGAGTCAGCCAGGGGCGGACGGTCCTAACTGACAGTTGGATTCCTAACACGCCCGTCATTTCGGCTGGTGACTGGCTTCAAATCGGCGGCAAACTCCGCAAGGCTCTGACAGATGCCGTCAGCGATTCCACCGGGGCCGCAACCCTTGAAGTCTGGCCGGATGCGCAAGGTGTCGCGGATGGCGTGGAGATAATTTACAGGGAGCCGAGGGGCGTCTTTCGGCTTTCGCAAGACCCGCCTGAATTTGTCTGGCGCACGGATGGCTATCAAGAGGGATTCACCTTTACGATTGAGGAGGTTACGAGCTGATGCCTCGTAATCTTGACGCTGATTTGAAGGCTGCATTTGCGGCGGATGTCGTGCGTCCAGCGTATTTCCTGCACCTCAATTTCGCAGAGCCTATCAACCTTTGGACAGGACTCCGCGACATTACAACGCGGGGACATAACTTCACGCCAGCGCAGGGCAAGATGGAGATTACGCCAATCGAAGAGACTTTGGATGGCGCGCAACCACAAGCCACGATCACGATTGAAAACCTCCCCCCAAGTAGCGCGCTCGCTCCGCAATCGTCGGGTGATTACGGATGGCAAATTCAGGTTATCAACTATTCGACTGACGATTTCCTTCCAGAGCCTCCAGCGGGAGCCAAGGAAGTAAAGGCGCATTTGTGGGGGGCGGGGGGCGGTCCTGACGTGTTCGGCGGCGGGGTGGGGGGCTATACCTTTGTGCATTTGCCAGTCACGGCAGGCTTGAAACTACGCGCACGCATCGGGCAAGGTGGGGTCAATCTCACCACCGTCAAAGGATTCGGAGGGACGGGACAGGGCACGGCTCACCAGCATAACGGCGGCGGCGGGACGTTCCTGTTTACCGGGGATGCGCCTGTTACGGATACCGATTACGCCAGATTGCTGGCAGCGGCTGGCGGCGGCGGGGCCGGGGGCTGGAATGGTTCAAGCGGGCATGGCGGATTGAATGGCAATGACACGATTTCTGGAGGAATGCCTACAATGAAAGGCCATGACGCAACGGGCAATTTGAGCGCGGGGCAAGGTGGGGGCGGGGGAGGCTACAAGGGCGGCTGTTACACGGGGCGCGCCGGGGAAAATCTTTGGGGGGTGGGCGGGTCGGGTTGGGGGCTTTCGGGCCTGTCTGCTCCTCAAATTCTTGCAACACCGTGGCCGGGGATCACGGTTCCAGGGCCGACAACCATGGAGGGTTACGACGGATTGGCAGGGTTGACCGCACAGCACGGGTTAATGATTCTCGAATGGTATATCCCCGTTCCTCCCACGGAGACGGCGGCAACGGCGGCATTTTACCTTGGGGCCATGGACATTGACGGCGCGCTTATCGGGGAGCCTGTTTTGCTGTTTTCCGGCACGGTGGACAAGCTCAAGTGGCAATATGGACCGGACGAAATCAACGCTGCCATTGACCTTATCGGCGCGCCTCCCATCGTGGAAGCAACCACGGGACAGCGATACACTCACGAAGGGCAACTTCGTAAATATCCAAGTGACCTCGGGCTTGAATACGTCGCCGCGCTCGCAACTCTAAACCTAAGCTGGGGAGGGAATCAATAACATGGCTTGCACAGACAGCGGGGTTGCCGTCAAATCGACGACCAAGGGGATCAACGTCAAAGCTGGCACCAAGGCAGCGGACACGCCCAGGCGCACCGTTTACGGTCGGACAAAGGTCGGGGGATTCTGGATTTACAGTGAGACGACCGGGACAACCAACGAATACCTGCATTTGATTATCGGCCTATGCGACGGGCCGATTGAGGAAATCGAAACCATTTATTTCGGCAATGAGATTGTGACGCTGGACGGCAGCGGAAACGGAACCGGGAAATGGACCGGGGCCGTCCACATTGAAAAGCACCTTGGCGACACGGGACAGGCCGCGAACGCCGCCCTTGTGGCAGCGAGCGCGGGCAAGTGGACGACCGGCCACCAGTTGCGCGGGATTGCCTACCTCTATGTCAGGCTAGATAATTGGGATGGCACTAACCAAACGCCAAGCCCTGCCGTGTTCGGGAGCGTTCCCGACATTTCCGCCGTTATTAAGGGTCGCAACGATGTTACCGATGTCCGCACAGGGTTGGTAGGATACAGCGCAAACCCCGCGCTTTGCCTTGCGCATTACAGGCAAATCAACCGATCATCACCCATTGATTCCGCGTCCATTGCCGCGGCTGCGACCTATTGCGACACGCTGGTTGGCTTGACCCGCTCGCGCTACACGGTCGGGGGCATGATCGAAGCCACCGCCAGCGTTGACGAGGTGACACGGCAATTCCTGGCGGCGATGGCGGCAAGCATTACCGTCATTGGCGACGGGCACTTTCTCAGAATCGGCATTCCCGAGGTTCCCACTTACACGATCACATGGGATTCGTTGCGGGCATCGCCTACCATGCAGCGCATTTCGTCCACGGGCGACACGGCGACGGTATCGGCAGCGACAGAGGCCACAAACTGGCAGGCAACAGATGCGGCAAGCTCAACGGACGCCGCCAAGGCCATCAAATTGGATCTCGTCAATGATGGCGAGCAAGCCCAGCAACTGGCGGCAATCGAGAACGCCAAGAATGGGCCGACTGAAACGATTTCTTGCGCGGTTGCCCTTGCCTTGATTGGCATTGCCCCCGGCGATGCCGTGGAAGTTGACTTTCCTCCAATGGCGGTTGGACGCTTCAACGTCGTCTCGGCTCGGTTGAATCTGGAGCTTGTGCCAACCATTGAGCTTGAGCTTGAGCGCCAGCGCGCTAGCATTTATGAGGACATCGAGACGGTAGCCGATACCATTCGCGAGATTTCTGTCTCGGCTCGAATACTGACCTCCCCGACGCACAGCCTCGCGCCCGCGACCTATCCGACAGCCAATTACCCACTCACTCCGACGATTTCGGCACAAGCTGGGGCGGTTATCCGCTGGTCGCTGACAGCAACCCCAACGTCAGAAAGCGACGGATACCCATATTTCGAGAATGTTTCCATTCCCGCGCCTGGAATCGGGAATTTTGTCACGCTCTACACCGCTGTTTTCAAATCCGGCTGGACATCCGCCTCGCGTTTTACCACCTACGGCCAATCCTGACCAGCCAAATGCACGACATTTACTATTGCAATCAGCCTGCATTATGGGACAGTTTCCCGCAGTGCCGCAGTTGAGCGCGAAATTAGCCTGAAATGATAACAATTCCCATCAATTCCGATTCCGCCGTAGGCAGTCTAACCATTGACTCGCTCACAAGTTGGCAGGCTAACCCGCTCCCGCTGACCTTTACTCTCCCATCGCCTCAGACTTTTAACGGGCTTGCCTTATTCGCCGTGGAAATTCGAACGCCGGGAGTGCTGGGGGCTGCTGGAAGACTTGCTTTGATCGAAGTCACAAGCCCGACGACAGACACGCAATCCGTGGAGTTTTCAACGGCGCAAATGAACCAGCCGATTGAAGATGGCGTATCTCATCGGATGCTTGAAATCATCGCCTACGGGGCAAGCGCAACCATTCCCCACCGCACGCTCTGGCTTTGCAACCTTACCCTGCAAGCCGACCCGTCATCATCAAGTCTCACAGAAGGCCCGCCAGCGGTTGGCGATGTGAATCTGACGCGAGCGGTTGCGGATGGGCTTTATGAGCCAATCGGGGGCGGCGGAGCGGCATGGGGCGGAATCACGGGAACGCTTGCAAGCCAGACAGATCTTAGCAATGCGCTTGATTTGAAGGCACCACTCGCAGGCCCTACATTCACAGGCAACGCGAATTTCTTTCAGGCGTCTGTCGAGGATCAACTGCGCCTTGCTGGCGATGTCAATTTCGCGGCCGGGGTTACATTCACATACGGCGCGGGCGCTGCCGCAGCCCACCGCACCGCCCTAGGCCTCGGCACCCTAGCAACCACAACCCCCGGCACAAACGTTGCCACGTTTCTCGCCACCCCATCCAGTGCAAATCTTGCCGCTGCCGTCACTGACGAAACGGGATCGGATGCGCTTGTTTTTCAGACTTCTCCCACCTTCAAGACCTCTCTGAAACTCAATAATCCAGCGAATACATTTGCCTATACATTCACCCCGGCTGCAATCGCCGCCAACTACAACCTCACCCTCCCCCTGTTGGTGGGGAATGACACGCTGGCCGTGCTGGGAGGTAGTTCTCAAACATTTACCGCAACCCAGTATTTCAACGTCGGACTGTATGCCCTTTCTGGAAATGGCGTGTTCTCGAATTCTGGAGCGGCATACATCGGGATTCGCGCCACTGGAGGCGTTCAAAAGCTCTACACCACAACAGCGGTGGATATTGTTGTTTCTCCCGGCGACTCCCCTGCCGCCACCTTCAAGGCGACGACACACCAAGTCCAGTTAGCCGCAACCCTCAAGCTGGCATCTTACACCGTGGGCACCCTGCCCGCCGCCGCCACCGCTGGCGCTGGAGCCACCGCCTACGTGACAGACGCATTCGAAGCAAACTACGGCGCAACCGTGGCCTCCGGAGGCTCTGTAAAACTCAAAGTCACCTCGGACGGCACTAACTGGAAAATGATGTAACCCAAAATCACCTTATGAAATTCTACGAAATCTTACTGCGCGGCGATGCCAACGGCCACCTGCAAGGCGCTCACATTATTGAAGTCGTGGGCGGCGACGCAAAGCCAATCACAGAAGCCCAATGGCCCGGCATCGTCAAAGGTATCAACGATGCCGCTTTGGCCACCGCCCTCGCAAAGACTGCCGAAATGAAGGCCCTCGAAGAATCCAAAGCGGCAGAAGTCCAAGCCATGGCAGGGTCGGCAATCGCTGAACTGGAAACGATCAAGACGCGCACTGCATGGGCCATCGAACAAGCCTCAACCGTCATTGCCGACGCGTCTGTAAATGATGCTGATACCGTCTCTGTTATTTCAAGCGTGTTGGATGAACTCAATAAAGACGAAGCCCAGCGGAAGCGCGATACCCTGCTTGCCGACATCGCCAAGAAGCAGGCCGAACTTGATGCGATCTCCTAGCCATGTCCCAACTCCACAACTTCGAGCTTCTGCTAGCCTTTTGCGCTGCAATCGCGCTGACCGGAAGCGATGTAGATCAAGCCCGTTTCGCCCTAGGATTCGCAGCATTCGGCGGGGTATTCGGAAGCTGGGGAGGCTCCATTGCTATCCCTGCAAAGAACATCCGGCAAGCCAGCCTCCGCGCCCTGGTAAATTTCTGCATCGCCCTGACTGGAGGCCCTGCAATCGGTTACTGGCTGGGACACCTTTTCCCGGATGTCCCGCTCTATGCCTGCATCATGGCATCTGCTCTAACTCTCGGAATGATGGGGGTTTACATCTTCACGATCATCATACCGAAACTGATAGCCAGATTTACCAGCAAAAATGAGCCTAAGGATTCAGGAGATGGAAGCTGACATTAAGACCATGAAGAACCGCCTAAGGCGTTTGGAAATCCTGACTGTCGCTTTCGGGATTCTAGGGATTCTCTTGCGTATCTGGATTCCAAGTCACTCAGTTGCGCCGTCAGCAAATACCAACAGCGTCAACATCGGAGAAGCCGCCCAAACCGCCACAAGCCAACGCGAATTCCTGACAGTCTCCGAAGTTGCCGACCGCGAAAACCTAAGCCCGCGCACTGTGACCGAATACATTTCCGCAGGCCGCATTGAACCCGCCCCCGTTCGCAATGGCTCCCGCGCCTATGCGATAGCGCCTAATTACAGCATAAAGCCGCTAACTGCCGATAATAACCGCTAACCTCACCAAGCCCCATGAGCACCCCAAGAGCAAACGACACCGAAACGCATCAGCCCTACGCAGACCCGACCGCGCTGCATAAATTCGTGGGATGGATGTGGACGAAATACAGCCGCAAGTTGCTGCTCAAGATTGGCGTCATTTCCGCCCCCGTAATTAATGCCATAGTCCAGTGGACCGGGAACACTCCGCAGGCATCGCAAGCGATTGGAATTGGCCTTTCTGCCCTGCTGCTTGGCGCTCTGGATTTCGTGGTGTCCTACCTTGGGAAGCGGATGGGCTTTACCAATCTGGAATCGCTCCAAAAACTCAGCGAGCAACAGGAGCCTATCCGCGATCAACCCGCTATTCCGTTCACGTCGGATTCCGGCAAGTCGTTCAAGCATTCCGCATTCTCTGGCGACTGGCCATGGCAGAAGCTCGTTGGACAGGAACCGCTGACAGACGACGAATCGGCATGGCTCGCCAGCAAGCAAGAGACGAAAGTTCTGAAAGAAGCCCCTGCCGCGCCAGCAATCGCTGGCTACTCGGTCGAAGTGGGCGGCGAACAGCACGACTTTATCGACAAGCTGGCAGCGATCAAATTCCGCGACTCCGCCAGAGCAGAGGGTAAAACCGCAAACCTCCTACCATGAAATTCATCATCCCACTACTCCTTTCAGCCGCCATCCTCGCGCTGTTCTGTGCTGCACTCTTTCTGATCGCAGCGATTGGATCGCATCACGGCGATGTAGTCGCATCAGCAATGGTGGAGGACGACGATGAAGAAATACCAGAGCGAGTGACCTGCATTCCCTGCAATGGAGAGGGCTACATTTGCGGGAAGCAGTGCCGGAATTGCAACGGATACGGCACGGTCAAAACTCACGCGGCCGAGCTGCAAATGTATCCAGACGACGAGCCTGATTGCCAAGTTAAAATCCTTTCCCTACTCAAGAAATGAACCCCTTCCGAAAGGATGACCCCGGCGCAAGCCTGGCCCGCTCCACACTAACCGAATCATCGGCTCCAATGTTCGTTTGGGAACTGAAATGCCGGTGGGGAGCGGGACCATCTTTTAAATACAACCCGCCACCGAAATGAATTTATTCGCCCGCATTCATTCATGGTTCAAGCCGAAGCCGATCACAGCCATTGACAACCTTTCTGGAAAGGTCCCCAGCGGTCTTGTCTGGCACGCTGTCAGCGCATCCAGCTTTGCAGACCCGGCAGACGTTGCAGCCTTCAAACGGTGCAAGGCAACAGGCAAATCCGACGCGGAATGCTTCAAGGTGGGAGACAACGGGATCGGCTACTTCGCAGAATCCGAATGCTGGAGGTCCGACATTTGCTTTTGCGCGATCCCCAGGGACGTTTGGCTAGAGCGGTGGGGGACGGCAAAGGCCGCATCCCTCAGACCCGTGGCCGTGAGGATCAATGGCCGCGTCGTCATCGGAAAGCTGGGGGACACAATGCCTTGGAGGAAAAACATCAAGAACGGCGCCGGCATTGACCTGAATCCCGGCTTTGCAAAAGCGTTTGGCCTAAAGTCGCCTTTCATGGTGCGGGCTGAGTGGGCGTGGGCTTGATTCCAACCGTCAAGGATTCCTTTACAGTTCATTCAGGGCTGATTCCAGCCGGGGCGAACTCAATCGCAGAGGGTAACGCAAAAGGAAAAAGAGAAAGCCGAAAGGAAAACCCCCCTCGTCGGAAAAGTAAACAAGAAAGAGAAAAAGCCGGGGCAATTTCAAAAGTCACACTCTGCGAACGGCTGGGGTGAACCATTCAGGAGCTTCAGCAAATGGACCCGACACAATCTCGATCTTCCATTTGGAGAAACAAAAAGCCCCGACAGGTTACGGGCTGTCGGGGCATTTGCTGGAATTGCTTCGCCGGGATCGCTCCCGTAACAGAGCAAGACCAAATTGAATCGCCGCAATAATCCGCAATCCTCGCCGGATTGCAAGGGGAATTTTTACGGCAGCGGGCCTAAATCCTTCGGCTTATTCTTCCCGCCCTTAGGCCGCCCGCCCTTCTTGGCGTTTGCTGATCGGGCCAGCCTTTGCGCTTCCGTGTTTGCTTTACCGCCGAGTGAACCGAGTGCGACGGCGGCGGGGTTTTTAGTTGGTGCTCTCATTAGTAAACAAGGCCGGTTGGAGGTTGGATTATTTCACAATTCCATGAGCGCGGAATCCGGGTCCAATTGCGTTGGTTGATTTTCGGACCGTCGCCAGCATCGTAAATCTCGCGGAATCTCGACTTGCCGCTGCGGGCGTCCTCGATGCGGATAAACGACCTTCCGTTGCAGGGGAGTTTGATAAATTGGCCGGGGGTAGTGGATTGTATTTTCATGGGTTGGGTTGGGTTTAGTGTTTCGCATTCGGTTAATTCCGTCTGCATGTAAGGAGATTAACCCAACCGCTCAGGAAAACAAGTTTGAGTCTGTATCGAATACAATCTGAAACGTCAAACATCACCCCGCGCCGCGTCCCAAGGACCGTTGATCCTCCGATCATTCGGAATCAGGTGCGCGTAGACTCGCTCGACAACGCTGTTGATGGATTCGGGCTCATTCGCGGCGTGCCTCCACTTGATCGTTAGCTGGCCAGAAGTTGCGCCATCACATTGAGCGCGGCAGCATCGGGCATCCTCCCTTGTTCCCAGCCCTCTACCGTGCGGCGCGACACGTTGCACTTTTCCGCAAGGTCTTGGGTTGATAGTCCGAGCTTCGACCGCACGGCCTTGATGCCTGGCGCGTAGTCCATCACGTCCCCATCATCGCCAAGGATGACAGGGACGCCGTAGCTGCTGCTTGAGTGGCTGCAGGTGATCTCCATCTTAGCGTTGTGGGTAGTTGCCGTTGACGGTGATTTCAGCCGCGTCGAAGTCGAAGTCGTCGCAGACAAATTCAGTGCGCATTCCTTCACCGCACCGGCAGTCGCTGATTTTGCAGGCAAACTTACGTGCGGCAGATTCGGTGATGGCAACATCGTAGCCAGCTTCTTCGTCGTCGCTGTAGCCGAAGGGGCTCAGCTCAGCTTCCACGCCTGCGCGGCGCGTAAATGTGGCGCGGACATTGTGAGTTTGGTAGCCGTGGAATCCGTTCAGGGTGAGGCTGATGATTTTCGTGATGGGTTTGTCGATAGTGATCATATTTTTTTGTTTGGCTTGTGGTTTGCTCTGACAACCCCAATAATACGCAGCATTGCGTAACCGTCAAATCAATTTACGCATTTTTGCGTATTTTATTTTATCGCCCCGCTGCCGCGCCCTCGGAGATCCAGACCAGCCAGCTAACCATGAGATGCAGCCAACTCGCAGAGCCTCGTGGCTGATCTCAACTGTTCTGCTAAGATTTGCCCGCACGTTGGAGCCTGTCGATTTCGGCAGCGATGAGCGCACCGGCCCGCACGAGGTCTGCGATTCGACCTTTCGGCTTCCACCAGCTTTTATCCCAATCGTCGGGCCATTCCCACGGGCATTCCTCGTTCTGATAGCTGCCTTCCTCGACGTTCATTCCGAGATCGTTGTCGATGATCCATTCGCGGTTTACATGCTGGTCGTCGTGTTCCTATCGCCTTTTCCACGGTGAAATAATTGATTCCAAGCAGTTCCTCAACCTTGTGTAGATCCTCTTCCTTGATCGTTTTGAGAGTCCCATCAAGGAATTTCGTTGTCCAAGATTTCCCGTTTCCGGTGGCTTCTGAAATCTGTTGCTTGGTAATTCCGCGTTGGCGTATTTTCTGCAATGTAATCTGCCGCATGGCTTCTGTAATGGGCTGGGACATGGCTTTTAAGGGTTTGGGTTTCTTTGAGAAATAGGGGCAATGTCGCGCCAATTTCCAAAAAAGGAAATTATTTCCTTGCATTGTTTCCTTTTTGGGAAATAATACCCTCATTATGAAACTGCGAAAGAATAGCGAGGGACGGGTCAATGTGCCGGTCGGAAACAAGAAAGCCGCCCTTAAACGGGAGGCTACCAAAATCGGGACAACCGAAACCAACTTAGCGCGAATCCTGATTCTGGACGGCCTTACCCGGCTCATCAGCGGGGAGTTTATCGTCAAGGGTCCATCAGTGGAAAGGAGCGCGGGTTAATTATGGAAATTCAATTTCTCAGCCATAAGGCCACGGCAATGTCCAGCGTGATGATTGCTGAACTCACAGGCAAATCCCACAACAATGTCATGCGGGATATTCGCCAGACGCTCACCGAGGCAGGAATAGGACTAATCAAATTTGAGTCGTCCTACCTGAACAGCCAAAACAAGGAACAGCCCTGCTTCCACCTCCCCCGCTTCGAGTGCGATCTAGTAGTCTCCGGCTACTCCGTGAAATATCGGGCCGCAATCATCCGCCGCTGGCATGAACTGGAGACACAAGCGCCCGTCGCTCCCGCCTTCCAAATCCCCGAAACCATGGCCGACGCCCTACGCCTCGCAGCCGACAGCATCGAGCAACTGGAAAAGGCAAAACTAGCCCTAGCCGACGCCGCCACCAAGCTCGTAACATACAACGCGGTAATGGCAACGGACGCGCTTTTTGGATTCAGAGACGCTGCCGCAATGCTGGCGGTTCCAAAGCTGGGAGGCAATAACCTCGTGCTACAACTGCTCAAGGACAAGATCCTCTACCGGGACGACAAGGGCAAGCTCAGGGCCTACCGGACGCATATCGAGAACGGCAGATTCAAGGCGGTTGAACAGCCGTATCAAGTTCCCGGCAGAGACGAGCATAAGATTTCGTTTCAGATTAAATTAACACAGGTTGGTCTAGATTGGCTAGCGCAACGTTATGGAAAGGAGTCCGCATAACATGAAAACCGCCACCCAAACCGCCGCCATCTTGGCCCTCCTGAAATCCGGCGAATCCATAACACAGATGCGGGCGTTGCGTAAATTCGGTTGCTGGCGTCTGTCAGCACGGATTCAGAATCTCAAAGATGCTAAATGGCAGATCGAAAAAACGATGGTCAAGGCCAAGGGGAGCACCTTTGCGAGATACACGCTGGCCAGCAAAAGGAGGGCTGGTTAATATGAGCGCGAAACATACACCAGGGCCGTGGACAGCCGAACCGAGTAGTCTGGTTAAATTCTCCCCTTTCGACGTTATCGCAAAATGCCAACCCAACGGCTATATTTGCAGAACCTCTGGCAACTGCGAGGCTAACGCCAGCCTGATTGCTGCCGCGCCTGATTTGCTCGCAGCCTTAAGGAATCTAGTTGCCGCTGAGGACAAATTTATGGCTGACAGTGGAATGCGTTGGAGTGACAACGTTACCGACGCCGTAAATGGCGCGAAAGCCGCAATCTCCAAAGCAGAGAAAGGAACCAGCTTAATATGAGCCCCATCGACCTAAACACATGCCCGCTCCTGACAACCAAGGATCTGCAAACCCTGCTCAGAATGCCGACCATTGCAGACAAGGCGATTCGCAAGGGATGGATCAAGCCGATTCAGTCCACGGGCAGGAACTACTTATTCAAACGCGCCGACGTTGACAGGCTGGTTGCGCGAATTGCAGCGGGGGAAATGCCATGAAACCATTCTACGCAGAAACGCACGAAAACAGTGTTCATAATTCGGTGGGAATCCATATCGGGAATTTCAGGATTGGAATATTCACAGATCGCGAATCTGGATACTGTTTTCACTCGCCGCTGATGCGCTTAAAAAAAACCGATCTTGTCACCGATGTGAGATTTTGGAGATTTGCATTCGCACGGAAGAAAGAATCAAATAAATGAAAAAAGTCTACATCATAACCGTAAAGTCGGACACCACATTCGACCCGTCGCTTCAAGAAGTCACGGAAGCAATTCCCGCAGACGGCCCAATTCGAGCGCGTGGTGTAATCTGGTTAACAGCACTTCTGAGCATGTCGAGATGCAGGTTCAAATCCTGCCGCGCTCACTAAATTTCTCCAAGCGAAGCTGAACGCTCATCAGCCAACCTCGGGCCGGACGAGGCGAAATAAACCGGATGGATTTCACCACACAAAAGTCAGAATACCAAAAACGAACCATGCAAACCAATGAATCAAATCCTACTAGCCCTATCAAGCCGCCTGACAACGTGCCTCCTTGTGCTGATCTTGTTCCTGGCAGCGCCTATTGTAATCAGTGCCTTGGTAGAGGTGAGCCACCCCCTGCCTTTATCGGAATGGCCGAAATCAGACAAAGGCTCTCAAGACTCAATCCCCAGCAAGCAAAGAGCGCCCTTAACCACATCTTTGGATCGCTAGGAATCCTTATTGAGATTGTGGACGCTAAATCACAGCCCCTGATGCAGAAAGCCATGGAAGGCGCAATCAAATTCGGAGAATCAATGTAAACCCATGAACCCCGACCTAATCACAATCCTAATCACCCTCGCGCTACCGTGCGCGATCCTATTCGCCATATTCTGGCGCACAACCAGCCTGCGAATTAAGAACCGCAGGAAGCGCCTTTACCTTGAAATGCTTCACCGCAAGCAACGCGACCAATAACCAAAGCCCTATAATGTCCACTGAACTACAAGCCCCACAAAAGCCGACGCAAGGAATCCGCTCCCTGCTCACTGGCGACAAATTCAAGGAGCAGCTCGCCCTTGCCTTACCTACGCACTTGCAGCCTGAGCGGTGGATTCGCATCGCCCTGAATGCCCTGACGCGCACTCCTAAGCTGATGGAATGCACCGAGGCCAGTCTTTTCAGGTGCCTGCTTGACCTGTCCGCCCTTGGCCTTGAGCCGGATGGACGCAACGCGCACTTGATACCATACGGCAAGGAATGCACGTTGATCTTGGACTACAAAGGGTTGATCGCTCTCGCTAAACGTAGCGGGGACGTTGCGACATGGGGCGCGGAAACCGTCTGTGAGCACGATACATTCTCCTGGGTGGATGGAGTGGTTCACCATGAAATCGACTGGCGCACGGACCGGGGCAAAGTCGAATGCGTTTATAGCCGAGTTGGCATGCAGGACGGAACCAAGGATTTCGAGGTGATGGCGCTGGCGGAATGCGAGGCCATCCGTAAACGCAGCAAGGCCGGGAACAGTGGCCCGTGGGTTACAGACTTCGCGGAAATGTGCAAAAAGACAGTGATTCGGCGGCACTCGAAACGGCTTACACTTTCACCGGAATTCAGGGACGCTCTGGATAAGGACGATGACCGTATCGACACAAGGAAAGAGCGAGTAATCGCCGCCAGAGTCCAACCCTTGGACCTACCCTTGGACCCATTCACCACGCCAGGAGTATTGCCGATGCCACAGAGCGCGGACATTGAGAGCCAAGGGCAACAGGAAGGAGGGGCCGAGTAATGAGTACCGAAAACCAAGAAAAGCCGCTATGGACATTTGCCAGAGACGCATGGTTTAATCCAGACGGAACATGCGCCGGATGGAATGCCGCAACACGGGCCGCCATAGCCGAGTACGAACGCCGGAAGGCCGCAAGTCCAACCTTTACGCAACGACGGCAAGGGCTGGGTCGCTTGCTCGAAAGAAAGAGTGGAGCCATGACCACAGAACAAAAACTAACCACCATCCGCGACAAGTGTGTGGAACTGCTGGCTACTGCGGAGAAGCGAGAATTATCGCGCTATCAGGATTGCGGGTGTCAAGTTTGCGTGTGTGAGGGTGGCAACCAGTGCTATGGATGCGGTGCAAAGAACTGCGGAAACCACCCTGTTGGAAAAATACCGAATCCCGTATTCATCGCCTCATGCGCCGGACCAGCCGAAGCTGGATGGCGTGCGACCATCGCCGCGATTGACTCATTGTGTGAAATCAAAAAGCTGCCCTTTGATCTTTGGGCTGGAGACTCTGGAACAATAAGCGTCGCTGACAATGCCTTAGATGAAATCCTTGCCGCATGGGAGGGTATTTTATGATCGAATACCCCGAAATCATCCAAGGATCGGAAGCCTGGGAAGCCTTGCGCCGGATTCGCCCGACCGCTTCCAACGCCGACAAGATCATTACCGCCGTCAAAGGCGACCTAAGCAAGTCAGCCCGTGACTACGCCGTCAAGCTCGCCACACAATCGCTATTCGATTCAGATCCTGACCCTGTGAAATGGACCGGAAACGCGAACACTGACATCGGCAACGAACGGGAACAGGAAGCGCGGGAGGCATACAGGAGGCTTACAGGCTACCTCGTGGAGACGCTTGGATTCTGCACAACCTCCGTCCCTGATACGTTTGTAGGATGCTCCCCGGACGGCATAGTTCGCGGTCCCGATGGGGGGTATATTCACGGCCTCGAAATCAAATGCCCCACGTCTGCCGTCCATGTCGATTACCTACTCCAAGGCGTTTTGCCGCCAGAATACAAGCAGCAGGTCCACTGCTCCATGTATGTCACGGGCTTAGACCGCTGGGACTTTTTCAGCTACTTCCCGACGCTCAAGCCGTTCCATCTAGTCGTTCGCCGTGATACTTACACTGACAAGCTGGGAGCCGCTATGGATGAATTCAGAATCCTCTATGTCAAAGTCAAAGCGGAGGTTTTAGCCGCTGCGAAACAACCAATCTCACCCGGCAACGACTGACCGGAAGACGGCGGTTCCATTCGCCTTTGAACTGGACCGAATGGAGCCGCTGCAACACTTACGAAACAAAATGCAACTAGAGCAACAAAGCATAAACAAGCCGGAAGCGGACACGATACCGGAGAAATTCGGCACGCTGGATCTTCGCTTGGCGGATTGCATGGACGTGATGAAAACCTTCCCAGATGGTCACTTCGATCTGGCAATAGTAGATCCACCCTACGGCATCGGAAGAAGCAAGGGAATAGGGAAACGGAAAGGGGAATGCGTCTTCACGGAATACACTGACAAAAAGTGGGACTCGGCACCGCCGCCGCCTGAGTATTGGAGCGAACTGGAAAGAGTCGCCGCAAACCGGATCGTCTGGGGAGCCAACTACTTCGGATACCCATTCGAGCGCATGATCGTGTGGGACAAGCAAATCGGAGACAATGACTTCTCCATGGCCGAAATCGCATCTCACACCTTCAAGACACCAACGAAGGTGGTCAAAATGTTCTGCGGAGCCAACCGGAATGGTCGCGACACTACCCGAATCCACCCGACGCAAAAGCCCGTGAAACTCTACACATGGATTCTGGATCGCTTCGCGAAGCCTGGGATGCGCGTGCTGGATACGCACATGGGAAGCGGAAGCATCGCCATCGCCGCCCACTACGCCGGGGTGCATCTCACCGCCTGCGAAATCGACGCGGAATACTTCGCTGCCGCAACCGCCCGGATCGAACGGGAGACGCGGCAAACGGATCTCTTCATTCACCACAACGATTAGCGATGGCACCACCATGAGCGGAACCGACTTTATACTCACGCAGGACATCGCCGCTCATGGTGGTTGTCCATCCGCGCCTTGTTGTGGTTCTTTGGATCTGCGGCTTGGCGACTGTATGGACGTGATGAAAACCTTCCCCGATGGACACTTTCACCTTGCCGTGGTTGATCCGCCGTATGGACTAGGCGACAGGCTGAGTGATGGTGGCGGGGTGCTAGAAGATCGCGCCTACGTTCAAATGTATCGAGAGAAGCGATGGGACACAGCGCCGACCGATGAATACTTTGAGGAGCTTCGCCGCGTGTCGAAGAATCAAATCGTATGGGGTGGTAATTACTTCAAGCTACCACCAACGAGGGGCGTCATTTCTTGGGACAAGGTCCAAGACATGCCGACACTGAGCGCGTGGGAAATGGCTTGGACCTCCTTCGACTGTGTAGCGCGAATCTTCAAAGGCAGGAGCCAAGATCCGAACAGAATCCACCCCACTCAAAAGCCGGTGGCTCTCTATCGGTGGCTTCTGGCCAACTACGCCAAGCCCGGTCAGCGAATCCTCGACACCCACCTCGGCAGCGGCTCCCACGCCATCGCATGCCACTACGCAGGAATGCACCTGACCGCTTGCGAAATCGACGCGGATTATTTCAAAGCCGCAATGGCGAGAATCGAACGCGAAACAAGACAATCTGAACTATTTACGAAATGAATCTAGACCTGCACACCCTAAGCATCGGCTGGAGCCTCCAAAGACCAATTGGCGATGATGATGTCCGTAGGCGGGATATGTGGATGGAACGGCACACCGACGAGCTATTCGCGCTGGCCAAAGAGGCGCTGACAGCCCGCGCACTGGAACTCGCAGCCACCCGCAAGGCATCGCTCCGCTGCGACGAATGAGGAACGACTGGCGACCACTCAAACGCTGACTGCCCATTCCCGACAAAGCACATTCCGCTATTTCCTGAGATGGAAGCTAAATAATTCAACCCACAACAAACCATACCAATGAGCTACGACGCAACAGGCACAATTACCGCAATCGGAGAAATCCAAGAATTCGGAACCAAGGGATTTAAAAAGCGAGAGGTTATTCTCACGATTCCTGACAACAAATATCCGCAAACCGTCGCCTTTGAATTTCAGGGCGAACGCGTGGACATGCCGGACAAATACGAGGTTGGCGATGAGGTTTGTATCTCGTTTGATTTGCGGGGAAGGGAACACAAGGAGCGCGTTTACAATACGCTCAACGCGTGGCGTATCACTAACCTTGGCGGACAGGGCGGACGCACAGCGACAAGCGCGAGCCGCGAACAGAAATCACCAGCGCCAATGAGTCGCCAAGGACTAAAGGAGACTCCGCTGAATCCAACCGAGGAAGATGTTCCGTTTTGATCCATGGATTACGAGCATAACAAATTTATGAACAAAGATAATCAAGATTCACAGCCTCCAGCAGGGGGCCGCCTTGCCGCAACTAGTTCGCCAATCAGCCGTGATTTAGCAATAGACGCGGCCATCCATGCCCTGATGCGCATTAAATGCCCTACAATCTCCAACGCGCAAATTCAGCGCCGGGGAGAAATGAACATCTATTCAGGCGGATACATCGTCAAACTGGATGGCGAACCGATCTGTGCTGTTGAGTTAGATGGAACGCGCCGATTCGTGGTCAACATTCTTGCGCTGAGTCTATGACAACCTACACAATCACCATGCCGATTCCACCGCTCGCATTGCGTCCAAATGGTCGCCCTCACTGGCGCGTCAAGGCAAAGGCAACGCAGCTATTCCGCCGTTTGGCATACCTTAAATCGAATCAGGCTATCGGCTTTAGGTTGCCGCCGAGATGGGAAAGGGCAACGGTGCAATGCGATTTCTATTTCAAGACTGTTCGCCACCTTGACCCTGATAACGCCATAGCCAGCATGAAGGCGGCATTCGACGGAATGGCAGACGCCGGATTCGTGGGTAATGACCGCAACCTCTGGCCGACGCGCCCGACCATGAGCAAGGACGCAAAGAATCCACGCGTTGAAATCACCATAAGCCAAGAACAGCCATGACGCCAGATACCCCACCAACCCCGCAAGAAATAATCGAATTAGTCCGCGCTCGCTGGGGAAACATGACTGCATGGAGACGCGGGGCGATGTCCCGCGAAAAGGGATTACCGTATGAATGCCCGTATCCAGACGGGTCGAATTGCGCCCACAAATTCAGGGCTGGTTATGAATGGACACCGCCGACAAAAAAGGAACTATGAAAAAACTCACAGGAATCCGCGCCACAAAGCGCACAAGAAAAGAATACCCAAGCAAGCTCTGCGCACTCGAAGGCTGTGGGCTCATGTTCGAGGACAAGCCGACGTTCCACAAGAATGGAGCCGTGCGCAAGTATTGCTCTCCATCGTGCAGTGTCGCGTCGAAACGGCTTGTCGGGGAGCAGATTCTTAGCGGGAGGCCAAAATGAGAATCCGCACCATCAAGCCTGATTTTTGGCAACATCAACTCATGTCCGGACTGCCGGATTTCACGCGCCTACTCGCAATCGGCTTGCTGAACTATTGCGACGACGACGGGTATTTCATGGCGGCTCCCCAGTCAATCCGTGGTGCGGTTTTCCCATTCATGGACGACTCCCGTAAGATTACGGTAGCACTACGGGAGCTGTCCAACCATGGGTATTTGAGGCTTGGAAAACTGCCAGACGGGAGGGATGTCGGGCATGTCGTAAATTTCCTTGAGCATCAAGTAATTAACAAGCATAAGCACAGCAAAATCAAGGAGTTAGCGATATTCCCGGAACAATCCCGTATTGATACGGTAGTGATACCGTCTGGAATGGAAGGGAATGGGAATAAGGAACAGGGAAAAGGAAAGGGTACGGTCGAAGACCTTAAATCTTTCGCCATCGAAATCGGTTTACCTGAATCGGACGGCGCTTCCATGTTCGACCATTGGGAGGCGAACGGCTGGCGCAACGGATCGAATCCCGTCCGCGACTGGAAAGCCGGAATCCGTAAATGGAAATCCCAGGGATGGCTACCAAGTCAGAAGCGCAACAGCACAAGCCAACCCAAATTCTCCCGAAACACCGGCACCACAAACCAGGGCATCGTAGGCCGAATGCCAGAAATCAACAGGGATGAGGATTTCCCGACTCCGTTTGATACAATCTAGCCATGAAATCATCAAAAAACGCAACTTTTGCCCGAGAACTCCTGTTCCCTTCCGTTTTGGACGCTTGCTGCGGCTCTCGCATGTTCTGGTTTGATCGCAACGACTCACGCGCCCTTTTTGTGGACAAGCGTCGCGAGGCTTACAGCCTGCCAGACAAGGGCGCTCCAAACGGTGCGCGCTCGCTCAGGATCGAACCTGATGAGGTCGCGGACTTTACGGCGCTGCCATTCGCTGACGAGAGTTTTGCCCTTGTGTCTTTTGACCCGCCCCACCTCGTCAGTGCTGGAAGCAATGGGTGGCTGGCGAGGAAGTATGGAAAGCTAGAGGGTGATTGGCAGGAGATGTTGCGCCTCGGGTTCTCTGAATGTTTCCGCGTCCTCAAGCCGGAAGGGGCGCTGATTTTCAAGTGGAATGAGACGGACATCCCGGTTTCGAAGATCCTCGCCCTCACTCCAGAGCGCCCGCTTTTCGGCCAGCGCTGCGGGAAGTCCGCAAAAACTCACTGGATCGTATTTATGAAACCACCCGCTACTTTGACCCCCCAATGACTCCAGAATCGAAAACAGACACGTTAGAAGCGCAGGAAATGGCATCTGGCGGAACTTCCACGGGCGACGAGGCAGAAATTCAGCAATTTCTAGCAAAAGCCCTTGAATCCGTCGCAGCCATCCCCGACGACGCACAGGAAGACGAAAGGGCGACCCGACGCGAGAAAGCGGAGAAATTCGCCCTAGGTCTGCAAATCGACGGCGAACCGGATCACCGACCAGAGACAGCGGGAATCTGGCTTGCTTGCCAGCGGTGGCTGTATCTCTTCGCATCAAAGGCATTTGATCCAAGCCTTGACCTTCCGGCGCGACCGCTCCCAAAATGGCTATGGCTTGCTGGGCCGTCCAGTATCGGGAAAACCTTTCTCGCGATGCAGGCCTACAAGGCTGCAAAGAAATGCGCGCCGTCAACGATCAACGGGAGGATTTACCGGGATTTTGACTCGCCTTGGGATCGCCGGGGCGTGGCATCGGCAGTCGTCAACTGGTATGACCTACGGGGCGCGACGCGGAAGACGGACAAGACGGCTTACGACGACATGATGACCAGAGCCAAGGATTGCGATATTGTTCTACTGGACGACATCGGCGGGGAATCAGGGCACGCAACATTTGCCGATTGGGAATTGCGAGACTTGCAAGAAATCATGGAGGCGCGGGCAAGGAGTCGGGGCCAGTGGACGATTATCACCAGCCAAAAGACGATTGCGCAAATCGGGGAGATTGACAGGCGGATCGAGGGGCGGATTCTTAGGCGGACGATTCCTAAGACGCGGTGGGAGATTTCGGATCATGGCGGCATTCAACCAACCAACCACAATCAATAAATGAGTAACGAGAATCTGAATTCACAGCCTCCAGCAGAGGATCGCATGACGCCGCTGGTTCGGTTTGTT